GACCCCTCCATGCAAGGCCATGTGTGTGGAGGGGTGACTCAAGTTTTAGCTTGAGTGGTCAGGGAAACATCGGTCGATGTAACCCTCGGCGACGCTGAACCATGCGTCGCCTAGCTCGTCCTTGGACGAGGCTGCCTTCGGTATGTGATCCCAAGAGGGCACAGACCTTTGCAGGACTTTCGACCGTGGTACTCGTTCACCCTTGCGGGTGACGGGTATTTGGCCGTCCCGTACGTGTCCGCCTAGTACAGAGATGAGGATGCCCATCGGATTCACCTTGAACCCTTTGTACATCTTCTTTCTGTTGTACTTCCCGGACTCATCGGGTAGCTTGTAAGTCTCATCCACCTCCGTCAGGGCCCTATACAACAGGCTCCTAGTGGTGATGGAATAGAATGACAAGCCAGAGCGAGAGTATGGCACAAGTATACCTTCAGCGTCTCCGTCACGCGGCGGGATCGGTAGAAACCGAACCTTAGCTGCGAGATACGAGACGAGGAAGTCAACACAAATGCCGGTCCTCGAGCTCCATTTGATGAGGCGGTTGATAGCGGAGTAGCAGTCGGAGGTGTATTGCAGATTCTTGATGTAGACCCCTCTCACGAGGTGTCCGCACCAATAGTCTGCGCCACATGACTCCCTGAAGCCTCCAACGTTGAATGACTTGGCAACATTCACCGTATAACCGAATAACTCCAAGGCATGGCAGACATAGTGATACGCATCTCTGCGCACCACGATGTCGTCGCCAAAGACCCCGTAGTTTCCGATCTTAGACTTACGCCTGAATTCCATTCCTGGAACTCCGGTTTGGGTCGGTCCGTAGGAGCGAGGCCGTTTCGGCTCGATCCCTAAGACGTGATAACAGGAGACTACAATCGCCGCGAAAACGATGGTCTGCAATGAGAAGGTAAAACCATTTCCCATTGAAGATACCATCGAAAGTTCCTCAACTACGCCGTCTGGTCGACGGACGTAGCGCGTTCGTAGGCGTTCCAACCACGTTACTAGGTAACGGGGGAGGATTGCTTTGCAGAGCGTGAGGGCCTTACAATCAGAGGCAGATACCAGGTCGATAGTTGCGAAACTACCGTCCAGGCTCCCAATCCTCGCCATTTCTCGATTTATGTCCGGTTGATCCGACAGGTTAATTCCTGTCGCTCTTTCGGTGCACTCATCGATGGCTAACCCGAGTCCGCGCTGGTAAAACATACCCAGCACGGTCTCGGAGATGATTGTTCGCTTGATGTCGAACTGCTTAGGAGCAAAAGAAAGGTTACCCACGTCCACCACCCTCTCTCCACGCATGGCACTACGAGCCTTTTCAGCTTGTACCCAGGTGGGATGAAAAGAGGCGGACTGACGGTAAATGTCATACAGCTGGCTGTTCGGACTGCTGAGAGTCGAGTCGAACATCTTCGTGTAGAAGTTGTTCTCCTTGACACCAACGTTCGACCCGACCCCGAGACAACCCTGTTCGAAAAGGGAATGCCGCGAGATAGGAAGGCCGTCTGGATGTAACCAACGTTCGAGATTGTATTTAACAGTCTCGATCAGTACATCGTCATAGAGCTGTCTAGGCTCAAGGACGAAGTCCTTACACTGTGCGTTGCAAGCGAGGAATTTCTCCGTCGCTCGACGCTCGGCGGTTGGCGACACCAGATCTTCAAGTTTCTTGAAGATGGCCGACGCCCCTTGCAGGGCGTCTACCTGTGACAGCGACATATCTGATCGGATAAAGTCGTCTGTCAGGGGCAGCTCAGCTGTAGCGAGCCGTTTGAGTAGGACGTAGTCTAACCGCACTCGTCGACTCATTCGTCACTCCGGCCAGATCAAGTTCTTAGGCTTGACCGAGGCAGCGTTGGTACGGTCCAGAGTGAGGTCAAAGGTGACCCTCTCTGAATCGTCAAACGGTGTCTCGTCGCTCAGCGCCAGCCACGTTTTGAGGCTGGCCTGAACGGAGGCGTAGCTACGCTGATACCACTTCCCATCTCTACCTCTTTTTTCGAAGAGGCGGATGCGAATGTGGTACAGCGGGATTTCACCAGAGCCAGTTCTCACCGGCACGATGAAAAAGTTCCCTTTCCCAACGAATCCGAACATACGACGGTCGGCGATCGTTTGAACGATCGCCAACGTCTTTTGGTCGAACACGCTGAGATTGGTCTCGACATTCATTATCCCTCCGTTTAGATTACGGTAGGAGTAGTGGACGACGAAGTGGAACTGCTCAACTTGAGATCTCATTGCATCTTTCCTAACTTAGGATAGTGGAGTGAACCATCTCGGCTGTCGGTGCAAGAACAAGAGGCCGAAGCCGCTCGTCCTTACATCACGCCAGTGATGGCGGTGTCGCCCATGCCAGCGGATTGCTGGTTGAGGGCGCCGATGTGGGCCGAGAACATCGCACGCAGATTGGCCGGATCGGCGGCATCGGCTCCCGAAGGGATTTCGATGACGCTGGTGATCCGAGCAAGCGCGTACGGTTGGCCGGCGAGGGGCAAGACGCCCTTCTTGGTGATCACCTTGTAGGTGTTCAACGGAACGCTCGGCAGCAAACCCGTCACCGGGTTCGTGCGGCCCAGGATCTTGAGGATCTTGGGACGCCAGAACGCGATGGTGAAGGGCGCCGCGACCGAGTGGGCCACGACACCCGTCTGGGTGCCGCCGAGTGCCGTAACGGCACTCTGCTTACCGTTCACGTCCGAGGCCGTATCGGCCACAAGCGTGTAGGTCGGAGAGGTGAAGCCCGTTTGGGCAGCCCCCGTAATGGGGGACGTGAGGTTCCAGGTCAAGTTGTTGTTCCTGTTTGTTCTTGGTGTTTTTCAAAACATCGAGCCCAGACCGGGCCGTCTGTTCATGGCACCCGCACCAACTAAAGCAGCGATATTCAGCCACTTTAGACTGCCAAGCTGAGGGATCTTGATCTCCGGTTTTACGACCGGAAACGAAGATTGGATCCTCCTCTTGACGATGCGGGCAGAGGCTTCATAGGAACCGAGTGTACCACCCACGAGACCACTCGCAGCCTCCGTGTCAAGGTTACCCTTGTCACGGCGCGTTGAGATAATGGTCTCGTTTAGCCATGTCAAATCTGAAATATCCGTAAAGGCATATTGCAGGATCTCCTGGACATTGAAGAAGTAGTCCACGAGGAATGAGAATGGCAAAAGCTCCCACACAGAAGGCACGAACTGCTCGGGTGTAAATCCGAGAAGATCGCGTAATCTGCGCGCAGAGCCAAACGGTGCACTGACTTGAGTTCGATAGCCGCCACGTAGGATAACCTCCATAGTGACAGCAACCTCCCTGGTAAACAGCGCGGAAATTTCCCCTGCGGGAAACTGAACCTCGCGTGTTTTGGAGATTGACTCAATGCCTTTACCATAACCCTTAATCTCAGTATGGTGCGAATCATATGAGAAGCGGGCAAGGGTCTCGGCCGCATCCTGCACATCGTGCAGTAACGGTTTCGCCCCAAAGGCAAAGGTCAGGTAGTTGTCGTAAAGTCCCTTGCGGAATTCCTTCCACAAGTCCGGCTTGCGCTTCAGACGTTTAACCGAATCATGATCAGGGATAGGAAGGCCGGTGTGAGGGGAAATCTTGGTTTTACCCATGTATTTCCTTACCCACTTGGCCTGTATCTCTACATGCTTCGGAATCATCTGAGCCAGTTTACGGCTACTATTCCTGATCATGGATATCGACTCTCTTAGCTCCCCCATCAGCGTCAACCCATCCATCTGGGTGCGTTGCTGCTGAAGTTGGGTTAAGAAGCGTGCGATAGCCTGGTTCCTCGCCGTCGTGAGCGCGGGACCACCGATAGCAACTGGTTGCGGCATCTGAGCGGGTAAACATAAGTACCCGTCCAAGTGCCGCTCTCCCAGAAACAGCGGTGGCGGTGGCTTCGAGTTGGTCATCAAGACCTTCTTAAAGCACCTGCCACGCGTCGCTTTGATGTCGTACTTGACCCCATCAAAAGCCGTCGTAGCGGACGCGCCATTCTTAACAAGCTGTTTCCACCTCGGCAGCTTTTCTCCGGTTTTCGAATCTACCCAAGAAAAAGTCTTGGGAGTCGAAGCCATTGAAACGCCGGTCGAGTGGATAAGTGTGTTAAAAGATTGGAACGTTCGAGTTACTTCGGTGTTCTTGGTGTAGGTCATATTCGACATTCTCACGACAGACTAGGCCGATGAAGGCCTAGCAAGGTACCCCCCTCATGGG